TCTAAATGTATCAAGATTGTCTGTTGAGAACTGTTGTAAATCATTTGTCAGTCTAACAGTAAATTCGACACCATCATAAGTCACTACAGCATTGTCAGAAACAGCAGATCTTAATGGTGGCTCTATTGTAATTGTTGCTTCATTACTACCATCTGCTGTCACATCTGAAACAACCATGTAAACTTTGTTGTGTCCTGCAAAACTTACCAAATCACCTGCATTTAATGTCCCTGTCATAGCATCAACAGTTATTGTTGTATCTCCTGCTGTGTGAGAATTTTTTACTAAAACAGTACCAGATACATTTCCTTTTGCATTTTTAAGATCTGGTAAAGATATTTGGAATGTTTCTTTTTGTGATCTTTGTTTCATAATGAAAGCAATAACAGGTGCAAAATCTAATCTGCTCATTGGTGGATATGTTGCAGAAAATTTAAATTTTTGACCATCAACTTGTGTGCTAAATATTTTGCCACTATCAGTCATTGATGTTTTTGTTTTTTGTTCAGATGCAAAATTTATTGATCTAAACTCTGGTGATGTAGGGTAAGTGCCACTCATTATATTATTGCCTCTTTACCTTGACTGTTCAAAGCATCATTAATTATATTTACTACAGTTGCCCTTCTTTTACTAAGTAATTCATCAAATCCTTCAGTATCATTAGCTAGAATAGTTATGTTTACATTTGTTGTGCCACCAATTTTGTTATTTGGTACTATAGTTCCTGCTTGATCTGGTACAAAAAGTTCTGCACCTTTTTCTCCAACTATTGATGGTTGTCCTACAGGTGGTCTGCCACCTCTCTCAAAACCTTTGATTTTATTTACTAATGCTAGACCACCTGCAATAACTCCACCTGCTAGTACAAAATTTAATGGTGGTGGTGCAGATTTAAGTGCAAGTGTACCTGCTTGATAAACATTTATTAAAGAATCTCTGATAGCTTTTGACTTAAATAATAAAGATGCTTTATTTAAAGCAAACTGAACTGCTTGTCCAATTAATGCTTCTACTATGGCTCTCTTAACTGCAACCTCAAAACCCTTCATATCAAGTTTTCCTGTCATAACAAAATCGGTGAGAGAATCTTTGAGTTTAGTAAATGCGACTTCACCTGCTTTTTGAAAGCCATCAAATGTATTTTCATTCATGGCATCTTGGAAACCTTTTTTAAATTGTTGTAAACTGTTTAATTGTTCGTCAATATTACCTCTAAATTTTTCATTGAAAGCATCTAATTCAAATCTAAAATTTTCCATAGTCATTCTTGCTTCATCTTGGACAAAAGATAAATTTGAAGTTGCTCTCGCATTTGACTCCAACATATTTGCATTAATATTTAAAGTTTGTTGTTGTTTTACTTGTTCTTTATTAAGTTGATTTAATATATTACTTTGATTACCAAAAGTTTTGTTGTAGGAATGAGCATCTTGATCTGCCATTATCATTGTGCTTCTTAGATCTTTTAATGCTTCATTTTGTTCTATGTACTTATCTGTGACTACCTTAACAGAAAAACCTTTACCTTGTGAAGGTTCAGTAAATTCTATTAACTCATTAATTTCTTCTAAAGTTTTGACACTTTTTAATAATTCATCTTGTGGTAAAGTTAGAAGTGACTCCATAGCCTTTTCATTTTTTACTTCATCTATAAAATCGTTTACTTTATCAAAGAAAAAAGAAACACCTGCAAGTGCAACAGCACCTTTTTTACCAAATAATAATGCACCAACCAAACCAACATTTCTTACAAAAGGTGGCAATGAAGTAAAACCATCAATCATGCTTCCAGAAACATCAGCAACAGTTTTAACAGCAGGTGCTAATGCTTTTACTGTGTCAGAAGTTTTACTTATTGCACCTGCAAAATTTTGCCCAATGGCAGTAGCTATTTCTTCTATTTTATCCTCGTTATCTTCTAAAAATTTATTTAAATCACCAAATTCACCTTTTAATTCATCAAAAAATCCTTCTGCTACATCTTTTTGAAAATTAAAGAACTTATCACCTAACATTGATATAGTTCCCTCTAATGTTGTTGCTAAATCTTTGGTTGCACCTGCAAATCTTCCATTACCAGAAAATAATTCCTCAAACCTTTTAACTGTTTCTTCTGCTGTGACTTTCGCACCTGCTTCAAATCCTAACAAGGCTCTGACACCTCTTTCTCTAAAAAGATCTGCTGATCCAATACCACCTGCAAATGCTCTCTGGATTTGTGAAGATGTAGTTTCAAAATCTAATCCTGTGACTGATGCCACATTACCTGTAATCTCTAAAACTCTATTAAGATCGTCTGCATCTTTGGCAACAACAGCAAGGTTTCCAGATGCTCTTGAAATTTCCTCTAATGAAAATGGAACTGTTCCTGCAAATTTTGCAAGATTATCAAATGCTTTTGAACCTTCTTCTGCTGATCCAAATAGAAATTTAAATCTAACATTTAGACTTTCAACCTCTTTACCAACATTAACAAATGATTTTACTACTAAACCTGCACCTAAACCTACAAAAGCAGATCGCAAACTAAATACTGATTTTTTAAGATTGCCTAATCTTGTTTGAACTTGTGATAATGCTTGTTTTGATTTATCTCTTGCAAGAATATCAATATTCAATTTTTTTGTAGTCATTATCTTCTTTTACCTTGCATCTTTGCTTTATTCAATGCTTTTTGTTCTTCTTCGTATTTTAATGTGTAATATGCTATCCAAGTATCAAATTCTTCTACAGGCATCTGTAGAATTTCACCAATAGTTTTGTGTAATTTTTCTGCTAGGAAATAA